AATTTTACGCATACATTCCTCAGAAAGATACTGGTAATGCTCCGGAGCATCATTTAAAGAAACCGGATCAATAGTTGTTCTAAGATCCGCATTTTCATTAAACGAAGTAAGCACCTTTTTACCCTTAGATCCCGTAAGTTGAGCTTTTACCTTTGAGTCAATGATATTCATTTGCTCCTCAGTCGGCACCCCGTTGTTAAAGTTCACGATCATAGTTGGCGAAAAGCCATTCTGCACATCGTTAATTAAGTACTCAGATATCTCCTCCTCAAGCAGAGCATAGGGTAAAGAACCTTGATAGTCTGGATACGCATAATATTTCATACCTACCGTGTAGGGCTTTGAATAAACTATTTCAATCAATTCATTCTTACCGCCGAATCCAAAAGCTGGTATGCGTTTAGGCTCAAATTTACGTGTATCAGTCCAATCATCAGAAGAATATTATCCCTCTATTTCTCCGTCTTTGTTGCATTTTTCAGCTCTGAGCAAATTAACTGGTATGTGGTAAGCTCTGAGAACTTTGGATTTGCTTTGGTTATAGTGTACTTGTATTGCGAATTGTCCCAATAGCTTGCGGTCCATAACGACTTTGCGGATGCAATCATCGTGAAATAAGGTTTTGACTTGTGCATATTCATTTGGTTTGCGATCTGCATTTAAAACTCCTAATCCACGACCATAAATTAAACGGGTTACGTTGTTTATAATTGCGGCATTGGTTGTACTGTGGTTGTATCTATCAATTAAGAACTGAAAGTAATTATTTTCTCCTCCAAATTCTACCCAATTATCACGCTTGCTTTCGGTAATAACCGGTGGCTCGTATTGGCTTAAATTGACAAATTGTATGTTACTGCTCATATTACGATAAATTCGTTGTTAGATACGTTCTCCGTATATTGATTGTAGTTTACGCTGAAGTTAGTTAAAGGCGAATCCGTGCAATATATTTTATCTCTGTATATAATGCTTGATCCGTTTTTTAGTGTCAACAAATAACTACGCCCCTCAACTAAATCAAACGTAGCAGTTATTGAATGAGTATATCCTCCGGCAATACTTGAAGTTATTGCAACAGTTGACGTCTTGTTTTCAATTTCATCAGTTATTTGCATAACATTATATCCCGTAGTTCTGGGAATGAAACTAAATGTTTGAGCTGAACTTGAGGTTGTAAGTACAATCATATCTTCATAACTACATTAGTTCAATTTTGTTGCGCTTAAGCGTTTTTACCTTTTGATGCGCTTTAAGTGGCAAATTTTACCCCTTATATGCAATAAGATATAAAAAAAGGAAAATCGGAATATTTATATGCAATAGGATATAAAAAAAGGCCACCCGTAAGAGCAGCCTTTCTTTAGTAGTAGTTTTAATCTTAGTTGGTGTCAATAGTAGCACCACCAAATGCAGTTGCTAAAGTAGCTTCAGATGTTACATCAATGAAATTGGCCAATAATTTCTCTTGTCCAACCATCGTAAATGTGTAACCGTTTAGGTCGCCCATCGCAGTACCATTAGATACGTTAGCAGTTGTTACTTCCATACCGTGCTCAAGGCCAGCAAAGAAGAAATTACCATTACGTGATCTTACAACAACGTGAGGGCGGCCATAAGCCAATAACTTAGCAATTTTGTGAGTAGTAATATCTTGGTTCTTTAAAGTGAACGTCAAAGTTTGCTCAGCAAATGTAGTTCCGTTTTCACGTGAAGAATTTAAAACTTGATCAAAAGAGTTTGTTCCTTTCAATTCAAATTTGTAAAGTGTAGAAACACCAGCAACTGAATCAATTACATCCGTGTTTGTTCCGTCATAGGTAATGCCCGTATAATCTCCGTAATTAACAAAGTAGATAGCATCAATACCACCCACCGCTGTCTTACATACCTCAAGCCTACCGTTAGCTAAATCGCAGCTCATATTTTAAAATTTAATAGTTATAAAAAAGGGAGGAGTATTTTACCCCTCCCCGATTCTTAAAATTCAGTTAAGATTAGTTAGCGGAGTTTGTAATTCCGTAAGTAACCATATCCTCAGCAAAACCATATTTAGCATCTGCTGTAAAACGCATCACTACTCGAACGTTCTCAGATCCGTCCAAATCTGCGAGGTCGATCACTTTAACAAGGTTCATATCATTCAATAAACCAGTTGCAAAGTGAAGGTTTGAAGATGGAGTAGCAATAGCAGTGTTAGCAGCCATACCATTAGCCATAAATACCGGAATACCATCAAAGAATACATCACCTAAGTTTTGGTTTGTTCCTTTGTTGTCATAACCGTTAGCACCAACTCCAGAAGCAGCGAAACCACCTAAAGCACGTACATATGCTTTGTAGATGTTTTGAGCAACGTAAAGTTTAAGATCTGGATGACCATAAAGGCGAGCTGGGATAGCGTCAACCAATTTGCCAAGCTCTGTGATAACATCACCAGCATCAACAGTTGTACCGGCAACTTCTTGAGCAGCTGGCAAAGCAGCATCCAAAGCAATTTGAGTAGAGATACCAGCGAATTGACCAGCAGTAGCGTTAACACCAGTCCAGATAGTTGTTTCCATTGAAGCAGCAACTTTCTCAGAAACGTATCCGATCAAGAAGTCAACAAAAGACTTAGGCATTACATCAAAAGCAGAGTAGCCCATCTCAGCCGCTTGCCAAGTAGAATGGAAATCTTTTTTACACAATTGTAGGTTTACTTGAAACTCCTCTGGTTGAAGAATACGCTCAGTAAGTGTTACAGTTGATGTAGCATCGAAGTCGCAAGTAGCGTTTTTGATGATGTCGTCTGTACCGATTTTTTGAATCACTTGCTTGTACTTAACGTTCGGGTGGATAGTGAATCCTCCACGCTCTAAAGTTGGAGCAGATAATAATGCTGCAGCGATATATTTACCGCTAAATTCGCCAGCATAAGTTGTAGTAATTGAAGTGGTAGTAGCCATTTCTTAAAATTTAATTTGGTTAGTTATTTGTTTATTTTTTCAAAGATTGAATCCATAGTAGAACGGCCTTTTTTCTGAGCAAATTTGAACATTTCACGCTCTTGCACATTCTCTGGATTATGTAAAATTGGTTTTGGCTCAGCATCAGTAGACAATTCAACCGGAGCTTCTTCTTCTTTAGCTTCCACAGTTGGTTGTGCTGAAAGTTTTGCCAATTCAGCTTTCAATGATTCGTTTTCAGCTTGTAATTCTTCCATCTTAGAAAAGAAAGTTTCTTTGATGATAGATTCAATTGTTTTCTTTGGAGATGAAACCTCAGCAGCCATTTCCTCCTCCATTACTGGAGCTTCAGCTTCTGGTTCTTCAACCTCAACTTCAACTTCTGGCTCAGCAGCTTCACGGATATCAGCAATCATACCCTCCTCCAATACAACCAAAATACGCATATCTTCCAATTCGTATTCTCCTACTGGTAAAGGAATTTTTTGCTCATCCTCAGTTACAATAAAAACTTCGTTACCGGCTTCAAAAGCATCAGCTTCCAAAACAGAAACTCCGTCAGTTAATTTCATTTGTTCTAATTTCACTTCCATTCCAAGAAGCGCACGAACTTTGTTTAGGATTTTGTTTTCGTTCATTTGTTTTTTGTTTATTAATTAGTGGGAGGCAGCAATTCTTTGTGCTTCTGCACGTGCTTTACCTACATCTGAAATTCTTTTTTGTAATTCTTTTGTTTCTCCAATTTGTTCTACAGGAATGCCTAATTCTTTTGCAGTTGACATTATTTTACTATATACTTTAACCGACTCATCCTCCCATTTTTGTGCTAAATCTTTAAACCTATTTAGTTTATCATATGCATCATTTGCTTTTTTGAATGCTTCATCTGAAACCTTTTTTGCAGAAATCATCCCATTAGTTGCATCCTGCAAGTCCTCTAATGCAAATGAGCCTTTTTGATGCAATGCTTTAACCTCATCAACAAGACCTAACTCAACACGCTCAGTAGCAAGTTCAACTTTCTCTTTTTCAATTCCGGCAACCTTAGCCATTACGCTTTTTAAACTCATCTTTTTGCTTTTATACGTCTTTAACTATACTTGTTTTAATTTGTTGCGTTTTTATCCGTTAACTCCGGTAATTGTTCTGGGAGCATTTGTATTATTTACTGATCCAGATCCTTGCTCAACCAAAGAACCTACGCCTTGATTTTGTAGATCTCCGTTGCAACATTCTTTTGAGTATTTACCATCATCGCATAAGCATCCACGCTTGCCACCTCTTGGACTTGATTTACTTGGTGTCTTTTTCATATTACTTAAGTAGTTCTTTAAGTTGGTTAATAATTTCCTCATTTACACTTTGTTTTAATGACATTTCATATTTATCCGCAAAATAGCCCTCAATAGAAAAGCCTTTTACTTCTCCAGCTTTCACTCTCTGCCAGATATCATCGTTGTTTACTTTCATACTGATCATCCAAGTTCCCTTTGGTAAATCAAAGCCATATAATCGGCTTTTATCCGATTTGGGATCATCAATTATCCAACTTTCAACAACCGACATTCCGTCAATTTCCTTAGCGTGTTCTAACGTAGCATTGTTTTGGTTAGATCTCATTAGGAATAATTCAGATGCTTTACGTACCGTGTTTTCAGAAAAGAATATTTCCCACTCACGTTTTGTTTTCTCATCGTTACGGTAAATCTTTTTATTAGGCGTTAATGCTGGCCCCATCAAAATACGTTTCTCTTGATCAACCTCTTTGAGCTGAACTTGCTGCTTATTTAAAGCAATAAAGTTTTCCTCAATCGCTGGGTATTCAACCACGCTCACAGCATCTATCCCGTGATGCGGATTTTTCTCGTCTATAATTAGTTCAATTAATTCCATATTCCGTAAACTTAAAATGTGTTATAATGTTGCGTTTTCTATTCGGTTTCTATCTAAACTCTGAGCAGTTGTTACTGATCCGGAAACCACGTATGCTTGAACCGGAGTTTGTTGAAGTTGAGCTAACTGATTAATTCCAGAATTTCCAACTACGTTAAAACTTGGTGCTTGCATTTGAGTAGTTCCAGCAAAACTATTTGTGCTTGGTATGCTTGGATCTGGTCCGCCACCGCCCGGAGTTTTTACTGATGCAATTGATTTGATGTTTTTAATACCAGCAGCAATAGCTAAACCAGCATTAATTGGAGCTAATACGGGTCCAACAATAGGAACTCCAACGGTTGAAGCATATGCCTTTTGAGCAGATAAAAACATATTAATAGTAGCTTCTGCAATAGCTGCTGCTTTTCCAGCTTTTGATTGTTCCCCAAATAAATCAGCAATTTGTCCTAACGTAGCCGCAGTTGCTTCTAAGGCTTCCATCATTTGCTGCTTACGCTGCTCATTTAATTCCTTAGTATATTGTAAATTGGCATACTCAGCATCTTGTTGAGCAGATAAACCAGCATTTTTTGCATCTACAATTGCTTGTTGGTAATCCTTTTCAGCTTGAATATCTGCCAAATCTCTTTCGTGAGCTTTTTCAAAAGATTCTTTATCAATCCATTCAATTTCCATAGCAGCTTCATCAAAAGCTTGTACAGAAAAATCCAATACCTCTTTTTGATCCTTAGCAGCTTCTTTCTGTTGTTGCTTTCTATCTTGAATACGCTGGTAAGTAATATCAGCTTCTTTTTCATCTAAAGATAGTCTGGCATCAATTAACTTCTGAGATGTTTCTAACCAAGCTGCAGATGCGGCCTCGTATTCTTTTGTGCTTCCAGTTTTAGATTTTTGAAGATAGATTTGTTTTAACTTCTTTTCTTCTTCTTCTAATAACCTAATCCTATCTTTAGCTCCATCTGCTTGGATTCTATTTAATTCAGCTTCGGATGCTCCCCTTTTCTTAGCATCAATTAATTCTCTACGTACTCGGTTGTCAAGTGTTTGGCTTACCGTTTCAGTTAGATTCTTTTGATCTTCTAATCTTTTATTCGTCTTTTCTAACTGAGCATCAAGTTGCTTTTGTTTTTCTTCTGCATCTTCACTTGAATCTCCAAATAATCCCATAGCATTAGCAGCAAATCCTAACGCAACAACTAAGGCACCAATACCCGTAGTGATTAAAGCTCCTTTTAAAGTTGATATAGCTGCAATGGCTTGAGTTTTTATAGCAGTACCAAAAGCAGTAATTGCTGGGATTGCTTCTTTGAATCCTTGAACTCCTTGAGCAATAGCCATAGCTGATTGTACTTTGAGCAACTGTTTTTCTATCTCAGCAGATTCAGCTCCAAAAGTACCCAATACTCCTTGCATCAATTCAAAGCCAGCAGTAGCACCTCCTAATGCTCCTCCGAGTTTTTGAGCCATAGTTGTAGCAGCAGCATCTACCGCCATATCCGTTTGGATCTGCACCTTGCGATATCTTGAAACCGTTTCTAAGAGATCTTGATATTCTTTTGATGCAGTTTCTCCGGCGTTAGCCATTTCATACAACCTATCTTCTGCTTCTCCCATTCGGGTAGTAAGTGGTTGCAGTTCTTCTCCGTAACGTTCAGCAAACGTAGCGGCGTTATTAAATTCTTGAGCTACTTCTTTAGTTGCTTGAGATAAATTATCCATTGCCTTTACAGCTCCGGAAGTATCGCCCTCTATTTTTACTTTCTTAACTTCTGCCATTTCGCTTGCTTATTATTTCTCGTTTCGCTTGTTTGATCGCCTTTCTAAAAGACGTATGTAATTTATGCTTTCCTTTAGCTATATCAATATATTCTCCTTTTCCGTAGAACTCATCAATCTGGAGCATTGCTATTATCTGTTGTATCATTGAACTACTATGTTTATGGTTTCATCTGTTCTTATTCCATTCGTGTTTGTGTAGGCTACCGCAATAGAGTAAACCGTTCCCGCACTTGCAGCCGGTGTAGTTGCAGTTATGTTTGAGCTTGTCGTTAATGTGTAAGCACTCAACACAAGGTCTGAGCTTGATGGAGTCAATACTGCTGAGCCTCCTCCGTTAGGTAAGTTGATAGCAGTAACTACTGATCCACCACTTGTAGGCACATTATAAAAAGGAACTTTGTTAATTATTGGTCTGAAATCTAAGTAAAGCGAGAAGTTAACTTCGCCAGTTGTTAGATTAGAGTTCATATCATTGATAATGTAACGTTTATCTCTGATTATAAGTCTATCGTTTAAGTTTAGTCCGGTAAGCAAACTGATCGGTAATTTCGTCTTTACGTTGATCAATCTTTGCTTCAGATTATAAAGATTATATAAGTATGAAAAATAATACTGAGCAAATAAAGTGTTTTGTATTGGGTATAACTTCAAAGAAGAAGTTTCCGGAGCAAAGTTTAAAGTTAGATTCGTGTTATTGTAATACAAATCTTGCCCAAATGGTGTGTAGCTTGTTATAGTAACGTGTGAACCTACTTGCAACTTGAAATCGCAATCTTGGTTGTTGTACTGATATAATAGAATCGGTTTTGTTGTATATGGAGCAAACTCGTTGTTAAGAGCATAACCAACTTGTAATTCAGTTCCGTCACATTTCTGCTGTAAAATATTCTCAAAAGGCAAGTCAACCGTGTACTCTCCACCATCGTAATCGTACTGATAGGTCATATCTCCGTAGCCTCGTGAGTAAACTTGACTAAACTGCTTATTTAAAAAGCACTCAGAATCCTCAAACTTAAATGTAATCTTTTTGTAAAGCGGCATCCGAGCAACATCAATAGAAGTTACATCCGTATATTCGGTGATATCTACAATAGCTCCTTGCCCATACCAGTCGTCAATTGGTGCAATCTGATACGTGTTTTCATCCGTACCAATGCAAATCATATTATAAACCTTTAAGATCCCAGAAAAGAAATCAGCAATCTTCATCTGAGGTGCATTAAACTCCAAACTTTGATAAAGCAGCATAGTTGAAGCAGCATTTGTAGTTGACTGAGTTTCAGTAACTAAAGTTGCACCACTTAAATAATTAACTGAGTATTTAATTGAGTGAGTTACGTTGACTGCTTGAGCTGGCCTTAAAAATACTTGATATCCTACATTCATACCGGCAGTTTGGTTCACTATATCCAAAGTATAAGTGCCGGTTGTAGTTACCTCAATAGAATTTAATAGGTTTCCGTTTTGGAATACATCAATAAATACAGAAGCAGTTGTTGACATCGTTAAGATCTCAAGCTCTAATATGTGAGTAAGAACTCCGTTTAATTCTGTAAAGGTTACCGTGTTTGTTGTTGTATCTATATACGGAGATAAATCATAAGTACCAGTCGGTGGGCTTACTGATTGAATATCTACTGGATATTGTTTACTGCTTATTTCATACTCGCCTTTATTCTTATAATATAGGAATAACTTAGTAAAACGCTCATCGCTTAAGAACGTTCCGGTAAATGTTACTCCGTATTTTGCTTGAATCAATTTAAAGATCTTACTAACTCTTAAAGCTGGAAATAACTCATCAAATTTAACTGCTCCGCTTGTTGCATAAATATTATTATCTGATATAGAAGTAATATCAAGCCAGTTTGGTGTTGTAGCGTTTACATAGTTTGATTGATAGTGCCAAATACGCTTAGAGCTAATCAAAGGGTATTTAACGTCATACTGATTTGTTCCGTCTGAAATTCTGTTTGCTATTTGAGTTCCGTTATATAAGTGGTTGTAATCAGAGTAATCCAGATCTGAAAGTAAATCTTCTCCAAAGTAATCTTTTAGCGTTCTGCCATCTCCGTAGAATGTAACCGTGTAGCTTTCCGGCCTACCGTTTTTTAAATTCGCCTTTTCAATCTGCAACTTTCCTCTACGGAAAAACGTAAGATCAATCTCAATAAATGAATCTAATCGTAGGTTGTAATCAATTAACGCATTTACATCTGATTGATAAAAGTGTTGTAAGATTCCGTTGTTGTGGTCATTAGCTGGAATCGTAAAGCTCTGAGAAAAGTCCGTAAACGTCTTAGAGATATCTTGTACGTTTTGAACAGTGCTTGTTACGTTGATTTGTTCGTCATTAAATAGCTCAAGTTTCTCTGCTGAGGTTAAGTTGCCCGAGATTCCTCCCAAAGATTGCAGATAGTCGAGCATACATCCGGTAGCTTCAACAGTTCCTCCGTTATTAGTTACCCCCGTAACAAAGTTGTTAACTACCGAAGTAGTGGCATTTTGAAACCTTGTGGTACTTACGTATAAATGTACTTTTCTGTTCATTAGATCACGGAGTTAATTATATCGAAAGCGTATTCAAATTCAAGTTGGTAGTTGATCATCTTAGTATTGATTGATTTAAAGAGATCAGTTGACTTCGTGTTTATCTTAGCTGCCTTTTCGTTAACTAAAACTTTTTCGCTTAATAATAATTGCTTTATTGTTTCTGAGTAACTTTCATCAACCCAGTCCGTGTTTA